TAACTGCATCTGATGACATCAAAATATGGATAAACGGTGTATCCCCTGCGTTTACATCAGCGGCGACTACTAGCTATGCGGGAAACTTTGGCAACTACACAACCTACTTTTTAAGTAGGGCGGCATCATCGTTGCAAGCTGATGCGTCAGCCAGTATGTACGCAGTGTTGTCTGGCTTTGCGTCAGACGCAGAGCTTAGGGAATTGTCGCTAAACCCGTGGCAGCTTTTCACACCGGACGCCCGCAGCATCTGGGTGCCTGAAATTGCGAGTGGCCCAGTCACGCACGACACATCTGGCGCGCTGACCGGGCAACTCGGTAGCATCGCAGGCACTGCAGCCCATGTGGCGGTACACGGGACCAGTGGCACACCCACAGGGCAACTCGGCTCTGTAGCGGGCTCTGCCGCCCGTTTAAGGGCCTTTGCCAGCACTGGAGCTCTGACTGGGCAGGGGGCCTCCATTGTGGGCTCTGCGGCCCGTGCTGGGGGCACGACCACCCACGACGCCACAGGTACCCCCACAGGTCAAGGTTCAGCGGTTGTCGGCACAGCTGCGCATGTCGCTATACACGGCACCTCAGGTACCCTGGTAGGCACCTCGGCGCTGCTTGCAGGAACAGCCGTTCACAACATTCCACACGGAACCTCGGGCGACCTAACCGGGCCAGGGTCTGTGGTCGTTGGCTCGGCGCTCAATGGCTTGGCCTCAGTCACAAAGTCCGGCGTGAACCGTCTGTGGTTGATTGACTATTACACCAAAGAGTTCGCCGCTAAAGAGAGGCTCCGCAACCCTGAGCCCGCCAAGACCAAGGTGGTGACCGAGAAGCGAGCGGCTGCGGTAGCAGCAAAGGTTGAGGCGTCAGTGGCCAAGGCCGAGAAAGACCTGGTTACACTGACAAAAAGTATGAAGGATGTGCAAGACGCACAAGCCTTTATTTACAATGCCGTTCAGCAAGCAAAGCAGGCCCCGCAAGCAGAACCCGTGGACTTCATGGCCGTAGCTAAGCGCTACGCGAAGAAGGTGCAGCAGGAAGAACACGAGCTGCTACTTTTGGCAATGGTTTTATAAGGAGAGCTGAAATGGCAACAAAGAAGAATTGTGCACCTGAGGGAATGGCCAAAGGTGGCTTGGTGAAGGTTCGTGAGATCGGCCAGATCAAAGGTGCTCCCATGTCACCGCTGACCAAAGCCAAGATGAACAACGGTATTCCAGGCTATAAAAAGGGCGGTAAAATTAAGGATTGCAAATGTTAGAGAAGCTGTACCGGGAGCTCATCGAGCGCAGGGCCGAGATGGCCTTGGCAGTGTTCGATAGCCCACCGGCGGATTGGCCAGCGTTTCAACGTAGGCTTGGTCAATACGTAGAATTAGCTGCTTTAATAGACATCGTGAAGAACGTCATGTCTGGATTAGAAAACGACGAATAGTTCGTCGAGCGCCGAGCGCCTCCCGGCCATACGGAGGTGGTTTTGTAAGGAAAACTAGCATGAGTGCAGGTGAAGTTATCAACCCCTACGGGCGGGGTTTGGACGTAAGCGACAAAAGCATCGAGGAGATGTTTCCGTACATCGACCCTGAGTTCAACCCCTTTGGGCATCGTGTTGTGGTCCAGATCCGTCGCGTCGTGGCAAAGACCAAGAGCGGAATTATCTTGTCCACAGGTGCCAAGGAAGAAGATGCCTACAATGGCCAGGTAGCAAAGCTCATCTCTGTCGGCCCACTGGCCTTCAAAAAGCGCACCACGGGCGAGGAATGGCCTGAGGGTATCTGGGCCAAAGTTGGGGACTTCGTGAAGGTTCCACGCTGGGGCGGTGACAGGTGGACGGTGGACTTGAAAGACGGCCTGGAGCCAGTAATGCTTGCCATCCTGAGCGACGCGGACCTCATTGGTGCGTACACGGGCGATGTGTGCAAGGTGAGGAGCCACCTGACATGAGCATCGAACTCGTTTTAAACACTGTGGAATCCATTACCCCGGAGACCATTAGGAACGCGATCAAGTGTAAGGAATTCCACCTGTTTCGCGGAACCACTCACATAGTGTGCTGCGTGACGCTAAACTGCGGCTTCACTGTTATTGGAGAGGCAGCTTGCGCCAACCCTGAAGAATTTGATGCGGACATCGGTCAAAGCTGCGCGTTAGAAGACGCCGAGCGCAAAATCGGCGAGCTTCTGGCATACACGATGATGTTCAAGAAAGCATTTGGAGACCAATATGACCACTGAAAACCAAGAAGTAGAAGAAGACCTGAAGACGCTTGAATCGACTGAAGACGAGCATGATCCTATTGAGGGGCATGACGACGAGGACGAAAAGACGGCCAAGGTCGATGAGGAACTAGACAGTGCAGAAACCGATGAAGACCGTGAGGCCATCCGGGCTAGACGTAAGACAGAGCGCAAGTCACGTGCTCAGCGTAACCGTGAACGCGTGGAAGCCCTTGAACGAAACCTGCAAGCCATCACGGAACAAAATCGTGTGTTGCAGCAGCAAGTCAGCTCAATTCAGGACGTCAATGCCGGCTCCCAGTTAGCGCAGGTCGACTCGGCCATCACCCAGGCTAACCAAGCCGCTGAGCACTTCAAACGGCTCATAGCTGACGCAGCCACCAAGAACGACGGTAAGACTCTGGCCGAGGCCACTGAGTACATGATTGCGGCGCGCACAAGGGCACAACAATTGACCGAGTTCAAGGCCAATGCCACTCGAGCCATGAATGCGCCCAAACCGCTGGATACTCGCTTAGTCAGCAAGAGCCAGCAGTTCCTGGCCAAGAACCAGTGGTACGGCGGCCCGACCTCAGCAGACCCGGACAGCAAGGTGCTGACGGCGCTGGACAACTCCCTGACGGCTGAGGGCTGGGATGCTACGACAGACGAGTACTGGACGGAGCTTGAGAACCGAGCCAAGAAGTACCTTCCACACCGGCTGGCTCACCCAGGGCCAGCTAAGCGCCCCGTCAGCCCTGTGGCAGGCAGCGGCTCACAACCCAGCTCTAGTGCTAGTGGTGGCGGGTTCACATTGTCACCTGACCGGGTGGCCGCAATCAAGGCTGCAGGCATGTGGGAAGACGCCGCTGCTCGCGCCAAGATGATCAAAAGCTACAAAGACTACGACAAAGCAAACGCAAGGAACTAACATGGCTACCAAACAAACTCAAGACGATGAGCGCACCAAGATTGGTGGGGCTCTTGACATTCGCGGCGACCGCGGCACTGACGATAATGACCGGGCAACCTCCGGTCTGGCGTCTGCGGACGACTTTGAAAAGTTCATGGAGGCGGAGTTCACCCAGACGGCACTGCCGAACCCCCCGGCTCTGGCGGGCTATCACTTAGTGTGGCTGACAACTTCCAGCCAGTATGACAGCGTGCAAAAACGCCAGCGTCTGGGCTATCAACCTGTGCGCCAATCGGAGATGCCAAACTTCGACGCGTCCGGTGGGCACACTCTGGCAGGCTACGACGGTTTTGTCACCTGCAACGAGATGGTCCTGTTCAAGATCCAAGAGGACCGTTACCAGAAGATCATGGCTTACTACCACCACAAGAAACCGCTCGAGGAAGAGGAAGGCATTGTGGGTCGCTTCAACGACAAGGGTGAACGCCTGAAGGACAATGATGATGGCGTAGATGCCATGGAAAAAGAAGCTGCTATGCAGCGCCGAAAAACCCCTGTCTTTTCGTAAAAATGGGGCTATAATTGCGTTAATTGAATAAATTGCTCAGAAATTGTTGTCATAACGATCCTGGGTAGTTTATTCACAACGAGTCTGAAAATCGCAAAGGTTGAGTGTCCGCACTCCCGCAGTTGATTTGTTGGCACGTCGGAGACCGAAAGGTCATTGTCGTTTCTTCATCTTAATTTAAGGAGTGCTCTTATGAGTGCAACAGCAGCCGCCATCGGCTTGGTACCTGTGTACCACCCCTCTGGTCTGGACCGCCCTGCGGCCTACACCATCAATCCAACGTACAACACTGCCATCTACAAGGGTGACCCTGTCATCCTGAACGCCAACGGCACTGTGACTGTCGGCACCGCCGCAGCCGCTCTACTGGGCGTGTTTGTGGGTTGCGAATACGTCGACTCCACTGGCAAACCGACCTACAGCAACTACTACCCTGCCTCACAAGCGGTGCAGTCCGGTTCTGTCATCACCGCCTGGGTTATCACCGACCTGGAAACAGTCTACGAAATCCAAGCAGTTGGTCAGCTGAGCGCAACGCTCGCTACCGCAATGGCCTTTGTGGGCGACGAAGCTGACATCACCTATGTGGCAGGCACCTCCGCCACTGGCTTGTCCGCATGCAACCTGAACACCGCCTCCATGGCCGGTGCTGGTTCACAAAAGCAGTTCCGTATTGTTGGTTTCGGTCTTGCACCGGACAACTCCCCCACGGATGCTTACCCCGTCTTGCGCGTGACTTTGGCCAACAGCCAGTTCCGTGTTCCCACAACTGCTATCTAATTAGGAGAATAGAACATGCCAGCACCAATGCGCAGTACAGACTTTCGGCCCGTCGTCGAGCCGATTCTGAATCAGTATTTCGACGGCGTATACAACCAACGCAAAGACGAGTGGAAGCAAGTCTTCAAAGAAACCTATGCCACCATCGAGCGCGCATACTTTGAAGAGCCTGTTGGCTACGGTTTCGGCGCAGCCCCCGAGCTGCCTGATGGCATGCCCGTCACCTACCAACAAGGCGGCGTGCTGTTCAACAAGCGCTACACCTATAAGGTGTTCGGCTTGGCCTTCGCTTTGACCAAGATCCTGGTTGAGGACGGCGATCACATCAACATCGGCTCCACATTCAGCAAGCACTTGGCTCAGTCCCTGATCGAGACCAAAGAGCTGCGCTGCGCCAATGTGCTGAATCGCGCCTTCAACTCGTCCTACCTCGGTGGTGACGGCATCTGCTTGGCCAGCGCTTCACACCCTGTGGTCGGCGGCACCTTCAGCAATGTGTTGGCAACCCCAGCCGCACTGTCGCAAACGTCCCTCGAGCAAGTGTTGATCCAGATCCGCAAGGCTGTGGACAACAATGGTAAGAAGATTCGTCTGCAGGGCCAGAAGCTGGTTGTCTCCCCTGACAATGTCTTCCAAGCCGAAGTGCTGTTGAAGTCTGTTCTGCGTGCAGGTACAGCGAACAACGACATCAATCCTATCAAATCGATGAATAACACCGTCGATGCTGATGCAGCTGTCCTGTCTCGCTTGACTTCCTCCACAGCATGGTTCGTCACTACTGATGCACCAGAAGGCTTGAAGCTGATGGTTCGCCGTAAGCTGACCAAGTCCATGGAAGGCGACTTCGAAACCGACTCCGTTCGCTACAAAGCGACCGAGCGTTACATCGAAGGTTGGACCGATCCACGCGCCATCTACGGTACCGCAGGCGTCTAAGCCACACGGCCCGCCAGTCAAAAGCTGGCGGGTTTTCCTAAATTAGCGTGCAAACTTTTCAAGGAGCAGCACCATGCCTCAATTCAGTGATGACCTCTATCTTGGTCCAGTAGTTCTCCCAGCCTCCGACACCTCAAACCCTGCTCCGATGACCGTCGGGGTGGGTCCACTTGGACGTGTCTACGTCTACGATATTGTCCCTTTGACTCTGCAAGTTGCAGGTTTGGCTGCGTCGGCCAACCCTGGCTCCGGCGCATCCTTCACATTGGCTGCTGGCACCGGAGTAACAGTGCGCGCTCGCCCTGACGGCACCAATGAGTATGTCCTCGACGTACCCCGTTGCGTCACGGTCAAGGCTACAGGTGCCAACACCGCCACATACCTGATCAGCGGCTACGACGTCTACGGTCAGCCCATGAGCCAGTTGATTGCGGCCCCGAGCACCAGCACTGTGGCTACCACCAAGGCATTCAAGACAGTGACTAGCGTCACCAACGCGAATGCTACTGCTGGCACTAACGGTCTGGAAGTTGGCTTCAATGACAAGTTCGGCCTGCCTGTCCGAGTGGCAGACATCGGGTACGTGCAGTCCGTTAAGTGGGCCGCAACCTTGGCAGCTGACGCGGGAACCTTGGTGGCTGCAGATGCCACCAGCCCCGCGACCACTTCCACCACCGACGTGCGAGGTTGCTACACACCTTCTAGCGCGGCTAACGGTAGCCGTCGCCTGGTGATGACTATTGCTGTTCCGGCACTGGGCTGCGGTCCAAACGCTACCCGCGTCGGCGCTGCAGGCGTCACGCAGGTCTAAGAACTGGGCGCTCCTTCGGGGGCGCTCCTTTAACTCAAAGGAGCAAACATGCGTCCAGTAAGACTTGGCCCGTATTCGCCTATCACGGCGCTGACCACAGCTTTCAATGCCCAGACATTTAATTCGACTGGTGCTGCCACAGCGCCTACGACCACAGCTACCTCCGACGGGCTTGCGCATCAGGTCACTTTGGTTGCCCCTGTGCAAGCGACCCTCGCCGGCATCACATTCACCATTGTGGGCACAGATGCAGACGGCAACCCAAAAACCGAGACTGGCTTGACTGGCCCGGCAAGCGGCGCAACCGTCACCAGCACAGGTTACTTCAAGACGGTCTTAACCATTCAACCTTCGGCAACGATGGGCGCATTAGTGGTTTCCGTTGGTGTTGCCGCACCTTCCCTGACCCCGACCATTCCGCTGGACTGGCGCTCGATCGTGGCCGCTACGCACCAGGTTGATGTCTCTGGCACCATCAACTACACGATGCAAGAGACCATGGACTTGCTGTACAGCGCTGCGTCTGACACCCTGAGCTGGGGCTCACTGACCTCAGCCTTTTCGGCCAAGACAGCAGACGTCACCGGTGTTGGGCTTCTGGGCGCTACTGGCGCTCGCGTGCTCATTAACACTGTGACCAATGGGGCTACGCTCACATGGCGTCTCGTGCAACCTGTCAGCGCTGAGTAATCATGGCAACTTCCGGCACCGTTGGCCAGACCAGCATCGATGTAACAAACATCATCGAGCATGCCTACAGGCGGTGCGGAAAGCTAGCCTCCACGATTTCTTCCGAGCTGCAGCTGTCGGCTCGGGAGAATCTCTACTTCCTGCTCAGTGACCTCGCCAACCGGGGCCTGTCACTGTGGTGCGTAGAGAAGCAAATCGTCGGGATGAACTCCAACCAGGTTGCCTACGCGCTGCGTCAAGGTACTGTGGATGTGATGACGGCGCTCTATCGCACCAAGACGGACCTGACTGGCGACACCATTAGCGGTGCTGGCTGGCAAGGCCTGGACCTGGGCGCAGGTAACGAAACCGCCGTCTATAACGCCACAATTAGTTTCGCTATAGCTACCACAGCCACACTGGTATTAGAGTCCTCTGATGACGCGGTAACGTGGGTTCAGCAGGCTGCGTTTCCCTTTGCAACACTGCAGCCTGCAGACACCTGGATTTCTGTTGATGCCGACACCAGCCGGCAGGTGCGTTATTGGCGCGTCCGTGATACCTCTGGCACCTTGCCAACATTGGGCACGCTGACCTTCAGCAACTTGCCATATGAGATTCCGATGGCTAAGCTGTCAAATGACGATTACGCCAGTTTGCCGAACAAGACCTACGCCGTGCCTTCTGGCTCTAAAAGCCTGCAGTACTGGTTCGACAAGCAGACTGCCCCGCGCATCTGGATTTGGCCCATCCAAGAGACTGGTGGCGACCAGGTTGTTCTGTGGTCACAGCGCCATATCCAAGACGTCGGCGCGCTCACAAACACACTGGACATTCCGCAGCGGTGGCTCGAGTCCATCATCTTGCTGCTGGCCTGCCGCTGCGCGGTAGAGTTACCTGCAGGAGAGCTGCCGGCGGGACGCTTGGAGTACCTCGAGGCCAAGAGCGCTGAGCATCTAGCCCAAGCTGAGGATGGCGAGTCAGACGGCTCCCCTATCCGTATCGCTCCGAATATCGCAGGCTACAACCGCTAAGGCAGGGCCATGTCGCTGTACCTCGACACTACTGGCAGAACCCACCGCAGTGTCGCTATTTGCGACCGCTGCCGGATCAAGCTGCCTTACGACGACCTGGCTCCAGACCGCAACATTCCAGGCCTGCGGGTGTGTTCACCCTGCTCTGACCAGTTCGACCCCTGGCGTCTTCCGGCTCGGATGAGCGAGCAAATCACGCTGCGCTTCCCGCGCCCTGACGAGCCATTGACGGGCACTGCTGACGCGGATATAACCACCACTGCGATTGCCGGCGAGGCAGTAGCAGGCTACGCCATCACAGGAACATCATGACCACAACAACTTTTGTAACCGGCGTGACAGTCATCGAGGCTGACTGGCTCAATGACGTTGATGCCAATACCTACGGCACACGCCCTGTGGCCACTGGCGGGACTGGCGCAACTACGGCAGCAGACGCCAGAACGAACCTCGGCCTTGGTAACGTTAACAATACCGCCGACACAGCCAAGCCCGTCAGCACCGCGCAACAGACCGCCTTGGACCTGAAGGCTAACTTGGCCAGCCCGACGCTGACCGGCACCCCAGTAGCCCCAACGGCTGCGGTAGGCACGAACACGACGCAAATCGCCACTACGGCCCATGTTTTTGCCGAGCGTACAGCTACGGCCACACTGACCAATAAGACGCTGGCTAGCCCCGTTTTAACGGGTTCTATGACCCTTCCCGCTGTTACCCTCTCGGGCGCGGTGTCCGGCGGGGCTCAGCAGATGGACAATGTAGTCATCGGGGCGAATACTCCACTGGCTGGCGGGTTCACTACGCTAAACACATCGGGTGTTGCGACGGTAGGTAGTAACATTGTGGTCCCGAAGACCTCTGGTGTTGGGATCAAGGTTGACACGGCCTCGCCAGTCTTCGGGTACCGAGACATGTTAGGCCAAATCATTGTTAGGGGTTCTGGGGCGAATGACCCTACCTGGGCCGTCTACGGAGCAACCGCGCAGTATGCCTACTCATTCTCCGCAGGGACCATGCAACAATTTTGGACAGAATTCCATATACCACATGACTACGTTCCTGGAACTGACATCTACCTGCACGTGCATTGGTCTAACGCTGCGGCAGTGCCTAACACAGGCAATGTGATTTGGGGCTTCCAGTACACCTATGCGAGGGGCTACAACCAGCAGGCATTCCCGGCCGAATCTACTATCAAGGTAACCCAGGCCAGCCCAGCCGCGCGCTACCAGCACAACATCGCCGAGACAACCGCCATCACTATCGCTAACCTAGAAGTTGACGGGTTGCTGTTGGTACGCGTGTACCGAGACGCGGCGGCTGGCGGCGATACCTGCACGGACGCAGTGTTTGTCCACATGGCGGATGTGCACTACCAGTCAACCAACATGACGACCAAGGGCAGAAACTTCCCCTTCTACACATAAGGCTACGACATGACAAGTTACACAGATGTTTTCGGGGGTTCGACGGTCCAAGCGGCTGATGTCCAGTTTCGGGCAGTAGCGCTGTCGGCCAGTATCGTCACGGCTTGGCCAGCGTTTGCAACGACTGGCAACGAGTGCGCCCGCATCATGAAAGTGACACCCAGCGCCGGGTCGCTGACGGTCACCCTGCCAGATGCTACACTGACCAGCGCAGGCATGGATGTGCTGTTCGATAACCCAAGCGCGACGACCTTCACCGTGCTTGACTCCGCTGGTGGCGTTGTGGCCACGGTAGCAGGTGGCGAAGTAAAGTATTTTTACCTTTCAGACAGCTCTACTGCTGCTGGCACTTGGCGTGTCACACTGTTCGGAGTCGGGGCTTCTAGTGTGGACGCTGGGCAACTGGCAGGCTATGGCTTGAAGGCCCTCACAAGCACGCTCAACTTTGCGCCCGTAGTGACGCAGGTTTCCAGCAACACGGTGGTCTCCCTATCTGATCGGGCAAAGGTCTTTGTGTGGGTCGGGGGTTCAGGAACGCTGACCCTACCAACTACTGCTGGTTCGACCAGCGACTTCTCGGTAGAGGTTCACAACCAAGGTACCGGCACACTGACTGTGGCAACCACTGGAGGTGTGCTGGTAGATGGGTCTGCAACCATCTCGCTTGTGGTAAACGAATCCTGCTTCATCCACATGGGCTCGGCTGATTGGTACACGGTTGGTCGAGGTCGCAACACTCAGTTCAACTTCACTCAGCTGAACAAAGTCGTCACTGGCGGCACTGTCAATCTGACCCTGACTGAAGCCTCCAATGTGGTGCAGACGTTCACTGGCACCCTGCTGTCAAATCAGACAGTGAACCAGCCTGCAGTGGTTCAGGTCTACTACGTCAGTAACGCAACATCCGGGGCTTACACACTAACTTTCGGATGTGTGGCTGGAGGCACAACCGTGGCCGTGGCGCAGAGCCAAGCGGCCATCTTGTTATGTGATGGTACCAACATCATCAACGCCAACACCTCACTGGCCGGAGGTATTGCTACCATCATCTTTGGGGCGGGGTCTGCAGCAGCTCCCTCTATCGCGCTTAATACCGCAGACACCGGGTTCTACTCTTCGGGGTCTGATGAGATTGGCGTCTCAAACAATGGCGTCTACGCAGGTAAGTTCACCACAGGCGGCTTCAAGACTGAACTAGCCGGGGCTGCTGCCGTGCAGGCTATTTCTTCTGGCTCTACTGCTGGTCTGATAGCCGACCGCCCAGCCGGTAGCGTCGGCTCAGTTCGCCTGCGCACTTCCGGAACAGACCGCTGGTCCATCGAGGAAACCGCCACGGCTGAGAGCGGGGCCAATGCCGGCTCTAACCTGGCACTGAACGCTTACAGCGATGCGGGGGCTTTGCTCGGCACTGCCCTGACGGCAGTTCGCAGCACCCAGGTTGCTACCTTCACGCAACCACCCGTGTTGGTAGGAACTAACATCACCGGGGTTCCAATCTCTACCGGAGTGTCAGGTCTGGGCACAGGGGTGGCAACCTTCCTGGCAACGCCATCTAGCGCAAATCTTGCGGCAGCGCTCACTGACGAGACGGGTACAGGGGCTAACGTCTTTGCCAACAGCCCTACACTGGTGACGCCAGCCTTAGGTACGCCAAGTGCATTAGTTGGCACCAATATTACAGGTACTGCCGCCGGTCTAACGGCAGGTAACGTAACAACCAACGCAAATCTAACTGGACACGTTACTTCAGTAGGCAATTCGGCGGTACTGGGTAGCTTCACATCGGCCCAACTAGCTACGGCCCTCACCGATGAAACGGGTAGCGGTGCTAACGTGTTTGCCACCTCGCCTACGCTCGTCACTCCTATCCTTGGCGTAGCGACCGGTACTAGCTTCCAAGGCATCATCGGAAACGTTACTCCGGCAGCAGGCACGTTCACCACACTGACCAGCACCAGCAATTCAGCATTAGGGGACTCGGAGACTGGCGACACGCACGCGATCAAAGGTGCCACAACTCTCCTAGCCAGCAGCGCATCAGCAGCCCTCACAGTCACCCAGACAGGTGCGGGTAATGCCTTCGTTGTTGAAGATTTAGCGAGTACGGATTCAACGCCGTTTGTGATTAACGCGGCTGGTATCGTTAACGTGGCGCACCCCACGGCCATCACAGGTGCCCTGTCATCAGTAATGCATTTACAAGTGGCCAAGACAGATAACGAAGCAATTGGCGCGTACTTGTTCAATGCTTCTTCAAGTGGGCCTGCACTTGAGTTCGGGCAATCAAACAATGCGACAGTCGGTTCGCACACGGTTGTTGCCAGTGGCGATTCATTAGGGGTTATCAGATTTGTAGGCTCAGACGGCACGAATTTCATTCGCGGGGCTCAGATTATTTGCTCAGTAGACGGCACCCCAGGCCCCAACGACATGCCTGGACGCTTGGTGTTCAGCACCACGGCTGACGGTGCGAGTAGCCCGACTGAGCGTATGCGGATTGATAGCGCGGGTAATGTGGGGATTGGTGGTAGCTCTACCGCTGGAGTAAAGGTAGACGTTGGTGGTACTTACGGCTCAACCTCAGCCGAAAGCTACGGGATGTATGTGCGCGGCACAGTCCCAAGCGCAACAACAGGTTCGGCTTACGGCATCGTAAGCCAACAAAACACTGAAGACGCAGCCTTCACGGTAACAAATTTGCGGCATTTCACTGCATTCCAAGGAATCATTACCGGTGGTTCTCGGACAGCACCTACTTCGCAAATAGGTTATTACGCTGATCCTGGCCTCACTGGTGCAACTAGTAACTATGGCTTCTACGGGAACATCCCAGCAGGGGCCAACAGATACAACTTCTACGCTGCGGGTACTGCGGATAACTACTTTGCTGGTAAGGTTGGAATCGGGATTGCTCCGGTAGCATCAACAGGCATTTATCAGTTACAAGGGCCTACAGGGGCGGTAACTTGCTATGGGCATCTAAGCACCCAAAATATCCAATCCGATGTAACAACTTCATTTAGAGGGTTTCAAACTAACATTGGTACAGCGGCAGCGGCTTTTACCATATCTTCGGTTAATCACTTTGTTGCATTGCAGGCCACCGTAGGGGCCAGTTCTGCGATGACAAATCAGTTTGGATTCATATCTGCTTCTGCAAATATTGGCGCAACTTCCAATTTTGGGTTTACGGCAGAGAACACAGCAGCAGTAACCGCAGGCAAATCAGCTTATGGCTTCTACTCAGCGGTCAATATCGCCACCGGTGGCGGCACGACATATGGGTTCTACGCGGCAGGGACAGCAGCTAACTACTTCGGCGGCAATGTCACTGTAGGCGGCGGTGGGACTCTAGGCTACGGCGCAGGCTCAGGCGGCACGGTTACTCAAGCGACGAGCAAGGCTACTGCTGTAACCCTGAACAAACCGAGTGGGCAGATCACGATGGCGGCGGATTCGTTAGCTGCTGGGGCTTCCGCCCTGTTTTTGGTGAACAACACTGCCGCAGGAGCGTCGGACAGCATTGTGGCTAACGTCAGCTTCCTTTTTGCCAAATACGACGTAGAGGCAGGCACACCCGGCGTTGGTAGCTTTTATCTCCGAGTCACCAACATCACGGGCGGATCATTGTCGGAAGCGCCAGTAATCAACTTCAACGTAATTAAGGGTTCCGCATCATGATCCAAATTACCCTAACCCCAGCACAGAACCAGTGGCTTGAAGTCTCATGGGCTGACGTTGTTCAAGCTCCTGACGTTGTTACCCCAGCCGTGCCGGAAGTGCCTGCTGTGTATGACGAAGGCGAACTGATTACCCCGGCTGTACCAGCACAACCTGAAGTCACCACCCCAGGGCCGATCACGCGCACAGAAATCAAGTTTGTGAGCTATCACCCAACGCAGTTGAGCCTGCTCGAAGCAGATGCGGCGCTGATGAGTACGCCATTGGATGACCACGCTCAGATGCTGGCTGACTGGGTGGCTGCGTATGTCCCTCCACCCCCAGAGCCTGTAGCTGTGCCTCAGATTGTGACGATGCGACAAGCACGCTTGGCACTGCTTGGTGCTGGCAAGTTGGCTGCTGTGAATGCCGCCATCAACGCCCTGCCTAGCCCTACCAAAGAGGCCGCACAGATTGAGTGGGAGTACAGCCAGGAAGTGCAACGGCACAACGGGTTTGTCAGCCTGCTTGCCCCCGTGCTGGGCATGACTGAGGCCGATCTGGATGCCTTGTTTGTGGCGGGGGCTGCGCTGTGAAGTACATCATCCCACCCCTTCAGGCCCCGCTGCTGATCGTCCTGACACTCCTGGCGCCGATCTTGGTCCTGTTTGCGTTGCCTTTCATCAAGTGGGATGACGAGCCTTCAGCGGGGCCGCAACGCACGATCACACCGCCATACCCGACCATCATGGGGGATTTTCCAGATTGGCTCTCATGGTTCCGCACACCAGACCAGCGGCTACCGGGGGACACCGGAATAACCGAGGTGTCGGACATGCTCCAAAAGTACGGCAAATGGGTATGCGCGTGGTATTGGGCTGGCACTCGAAACCAGTTTATGGGTCTCGCTTGCTGGATGGGTAAACCAACGGAGGATTACATTCCTGAAGACGTTGAAGGTTTGTGGGAGCGTGGGGATGTCTGGAAGTACCGCAAGTCATTCGGTAAGGTGAAGTTCTACACTGGCTACACCGCCTACGCGTTGCTCGACGGTACGTTTCGTGCGGCCCCAATCTTGACGATTAAGCTATGAAGTGCGCGTTCCAGGTACTGCTCTGGCTCGACATAAAGGTCTTGTGGATCGTCACTTTTGGCCGCGCTCGCCCAGGTGAAACGATTAGCGCAGCTGCGTGGAGCTTGTACCGGGACAACAAATGGCAGGGCTTCGTCCTTGTCCCATTGATCAATGCTCTCTTCTGGATAGCAGAAAAAGATCACTGCCGCAAAGCGTGGCTCTGGCAAAAACACCTTTACGACTAGGAAGACCTGCGATGGATACTCAAACCGCTTTTAATATCGTTCTTTCACTGGTGGCGTTCTTAGGCGGGTGGGTTCTAAACTCCTTACGCGACAGCATCAATAGCCTGCACAAATCAGATGCTGCGCTGGCAGACAAAGTGCAGCACATTGAATTGTTGGTGGCTGGTACTTACGTCACACGCACCGACTTGGACAAGCTCACCACTGCGCTGTTCGTCAAGCTCGACAAGATAGAGTCAAAGCTAGACGGAAAGGCTGACAAGTGACTCAAGCGCTCACTCAGATCGAGCGGGTGGCGCTGGAAATCGGCCAGCTACGCATGGAAGTCTGTGAGCTTGTGGAAGAGATTGACCTGCTGACTGTGGAAATGCAGGAACTGAAGGATATTTTTCGTAGCTGTGCCTGCTTTGGCACCAATCAGGAGGACGGACATGACACCGCGTGATCTAGCAGAGGCGACAGGCGCACGTATCGACCGTGCAAGAGCATGGCTACCCTACCTTGAGGCGGCGATGGAGGAGTTTGATATCAACACCCCACTGCGAAAGGCGGCGTTCCTCGCCCAGATAGGGCATGAGTCTGGCGGCCTTCGATGGCTGGTCGAAATCTGGGGGCCTACGATTGCGCAGAAGCACTACGAAGGCCGCGACGACCTTGGTAATACGCAACCCGGTGACGGTTTCCTTTTCCGTGGACGCGGACTTTTAATGACCACAGGCAGGTACAACTATATGCGTACCGGCAAGGCTCTCGGTGTGGACCTCCTTGCTAACCCTGACCTTCTCGCATTGCCAGAGCTTGCCTCGCGCAGTGCAGGTTGGTATTGGAAAACTCATGGATGCAACCCTTTCGCCGACAATGAGCAATTCGTACTTCTCACGCGCCGGATCAATGGTGGCGTAAACGGGCTAGAAGACCGCCAGCGGCTCTACGAAGCTGCGAAAGAGGCTCTATGTACTATTCGTTAAAGTGCCCGTTGTGCGGCAGTAAGCATTCGCTGGCTGGATGTCCCCGTTGGAGGAAACAAAATGAACTGGCTTGAAACACTCAAGGCGCTTGCGCCAACGGTAGCGAGCGCCCTCGGCGGGCCACTCGCAGGAATTGCTGTTGCGGCCATCGGAAATGCGATGGGAGTCGATGCACCAACGCAAGAGAAGATCGCGAAGGAAATGACAGCGGGAAGGTTGACGCCTGACGCCCTGGCGCGGCTGCAAGAGCTTGAACTAGAGTTTCAAAGCCAAGAGGCAGAGCGCGGTTTTAAGTTCTCCGAGCTTGAGTTCAAAGACCGTGACAGCGCCAGAGCCATGCAGATGGCAACGCACTCAAAGATGCCTGCAGTTTTGACCATCTTGGTGACATGTGGGTTTTTCGGAGTCTTGTCACTGCTGTTCTTTAATCCGGACCTTAAAGGCAACGAGATTGTGATGATCATGGTCGGTCAACTCTCAGCCGTATGGGCCGGTTGCGTTTCGTTCTACGTCGGCACCACATACGGCAGCGCCAATAAAAACGCGATGCTGGCTAATTCAACTGCGTTAAAATAAGCGCAACAATAGGGATTTTATCATGGTAACCCCACTAACTCCGACTGAAATCCAGCAAGTCAACACCCTCGCCGCGCAGATAGCCGCCCAGCAAGGAATTACACCGCAGCAAGCATTAAACAACTACGCCAAGAGCCTGGGGTATTCCTTCGGTGACCTAGACGTTTGGATGGGGAGGCCAGCTGGGCAGTCCTTGAACATGGCGGTAGCTGCTGGGATAGAGCCAGCACCGTCAGGGAACTATAACCCGGTACAGCCAACGCCAACGCCAACGCCTGCGCCAACGCCTGCGCCAACGCCAACGCCAACGCCAACGCCAACGCCTGCGCCAACGCCAACGCCAACGCCTGCGCCTGCGCCAACGCCTGCGCCAACGCCAACGCCAACGCCTGCGCCTGCGCCAACCAACGCATCCGTCAGTCCATTGACCGCAGCAGAACGCGCTGAGGTAACGCGAAAGGCTACTTCACTGGCTCAAGCTGCTAACCCGCCAACAACCCCCGAGTACGAGTTGTACAAGTTCTCACGTGAGAATGGTATACCCATGTCGGATCTAGACGCCTACATGGGGTGGGGCCAGGGTACGACGCAGGGTTGGGCACTAAATAACATCGACTTAATCAAGCAGTACACACCTGCGGCACAGCAGCCTCTGTTCAACCCTACGATCAATGTTCCGCCAACGTCGGTCAACAACATAGTTAACGTTCCACAGTCTGCCGTCAACAATACTATTAACGTTCCACAGGGGCCAGCCCCAACGGTGAACGTCAACATGCCCACGAACCCCACTGTCAAGGCCTTAAGTGCGGCAGAGCAGCAGTCCGTGATTAAACAGGCAACCGAGAAAGCTCAAGCCGCAGGAACTACGCCTGAGTACGAACTGTATAAGTTTGCGAAAGACAGCGGCATCGACACGACGGACGTGGACACCTACATGGGGTGGGATCGTGGCACCACCCAGGGTTGGGCGCTACAAAATAGGGATGCCATAAACACTTATCAAGCCAAAGAGGCAGCCGCCAAAGCTGCAGCAGATAAAGCCGCATCAGCACCCGCCCCAGTTAAGCCACTGGACGCAGCTACTCGGGCGTCCGTAATCCAACAGGCTCAGGCCATAGCAGGCGGCACTCCGGGAATGACACCTGAGCAGGCACTGTACAACTATGGCAAAACCAACAGCATAAAAGACTCCGACATGGATACCTACATGGGTTGGCCTGCCGGTACGACTGCCGCTTGGGCGCTCAAGACAGCTCAACCAGCCCCCATCAAACCACTGGATGCCGCCACCCGCGCATCTGTGGTCCAGCAGGCGCAAGCTGTTGCCGGAGCCAAAGGAATAGCCCCTGAGCAGGCACTCTATGATTACGGCAGAGCCAACAACATCAAAGATGTTGACATGGATACCTACATGGGTTGGCCAGCGGGGACCACATCTGCGTGGGCAAATAAAACGCAGCAGCCAGACCCCATCAAGACTGTCGGCGCGCTGACCTCCAGCGTCTCTGCAACAGGCGCATATGGGCTCGACCCAGCAACGAGGCAATCCATAATCGACCAAGCCAAGGCTATCGCAGCACAGCAAGGCATCACACCAGAACGCGCCTTGTACAACTACGCTGATGCTAACAAGATTGGTGTGCAGGATGTGGATACGTACATGGGCTGGGGACCTGGCACTACGCAATACTGGGCGACGAACAATGTCCCTGGATTCACTCCGCCACCAGGGGCGCAAGGCACTAGCCAAGTAGCTCCGCTCGCCACCAGCCAGGTAGCCCCCCTTGCCACGACGCAAGTAGCACCACTGTCGACTGTGCCTCCGCAGCCTATGTACAAACTGCCTGTTCTGAACTCGCTGTATCAGAACCAGCAGCAACGCATGACTTCGGCACCGCCACAGTTCAACTTCCAGGCGCAGCAGACACAACAGGTTGCGCCGCTTACCACACAGCAACCAGGGGCGCTCACTAACGTGATCAGCAACACCTAATCATGCAAGACTTCACGTACACCCAACTGCTGACGCTCCTTCCGCAGTATGCCGAGCGGTTTGATGACGCCTTCATAAATCAGATACCAACGTTCATCTCGCTAGCCGAGAACCGAATCGCTACGGACCTGAAGCAACAGGGTTTTCAGTCTGTGGTAACCGGAACGTTGCCACTGACTAGCAGCATGGCCAAGCCTTCCTTCTGGAAGGAGACCATCAGTTTCATGTACACAAATGCAGACGGCGAGAGCACACCGCTGTTCCTGCGTCCCCTGGAGTACCTGCGCAACTACTGGCCCAACGCCACCCTGACCGACACCCCGCGCTTCTACGCGGACTACAACGCGACGCACTTCCTATTCGCCCCTACTCCATCGACCGCGTTCACCTTCGAGCTGGTTTACTACGCCAGACTGCAACCACTGAGCGCATCGAATGACAGCAACTGGATGACCCTGAATGTCCCCCAGACCCTACTGGCAGCCTGCATGGTTGAGGCCTGCCGGTTCGTCAAGAATGCTGCTCGTCAAGAGGCCTGGGAGGGCTCTTACACAGCTGCTGCCAACGCGCTCAAAGGCGAGAACTCAGAGCGTCAGGCCGACCGCACCACAGTCTTTACGAGACCATAAGCCATGGACGAAATCTATGCCTTCAAGTCGATGCCGGGTATTCGGCGCGACGGTACGGACCTTGACACCGCCTACTTCTCGGACGGGGAATGGGTCCGCTGGTATCGTGGTCGCACGCGCAAGATAGGCGGATACCGCTCTATGACCGCGCACGCCAACCATCCAGTGCGTTCACTGTTTCTAGATAGCCGCAGTGGTATCAATTCCACGCACCTGTTTAGTCAATGGGGTGTTCAGCGAGTGACCTTCGACAACACGGGGGCTAGCGGAAACATCGAGGACCGCACGCCAATCGGGTTTACCACAGACCCGACGCTAACTTGGTCCCAAGCCGCGATGTACTCCAGCACCGGAGGCGCTTACTCAGCCATCATCGCGGCCTCCAGCCCGGATGTCTTGGATGTATCCAATGACGCCGAGGGCTACGTATATGCTGGCGACATAGCATCGAATGACCCGCTGGTAGCAGTATCTGACGGCACCGGCAACATCCGTACCAGTGGCGGTATATGCGTGCTCCAACCCTTCTTATTCGTCTACGGTTCGAACGGCTTGATCCGAAACAGCAATGCCAACGACTTCTCGACAGCCACTGGCTGGACCATAGGTGGTGCAAACTTCGCAGCCAGCAATAACGTCGCAGGGACCAAGGTCATCCATGGGGCTCCACTGCGCGGCGGCGGCCAATCCCCTGCCGGGTTATTCTGGGCACTGGACTCCTTGATTCGTGTCTCGTTCACTGGCGGAACCGGCATCTGGGCTTACGACACACTGGCCTGCCCCACTACTATCCTCGGTAAGAAGTGTGTTGTGGAGCACGACGGTAAGTTCTTCTGGCCCGGCACCGACCGCTTCCTGTCCTACACGGGGGTGGTGCAGGAGATCCCTAACCAGATGAATCAGAACTACTTCTTTGATAACCTCAATTACACGCACCAAAACAAGGTGTGGGGTACAAAGATTGCCAAGTGGGGCGAAATCTGGTGGTTCTACCCTCGTGGAACTGACACCGAATGTGGCGACGCTATCATCTGGAACTACCGTGAAAACACTTGGTATGACGCCTCCAAGAAGCGTACGGCAGGAGCGCCTACCGGCATCTTCAGTTTCCCAATCTGGGTGGGGGATGAAGACCCCGTAGAGACCCAACTGCTGAAGACTGGTGTTCGTCTAACGACCAGCGTTTTGACTGCGCCAGCCTCGCCGGTTCTTACTTTCACTGCAACCACAGGCGTTGTGGACGGGATGGTGGTCAGCGGAACCGGAATCGTCTATGGCTCTACCGTCTTGTCGCATACGGCAACCCAAGTAACGCTAGACACCAACACCACTGGTGTGGCTGTGGACGTGACACTCAGCTTCACCAGCATGACTGTTGGATTTGTGGAAGGTTACGCCGTGACGGGCGGCACCTCAGGAGCGGCAGGCATCGTGCACCGGGTGCTAGATACCAGCATCAACGTGTCGGAGGTGTCAGGTACTTTCGTGAGTGGCGAGCCCATCACCGGCCCGTCTTCATCGACGGCTATTCTGCAAGCAGACCCAGTTGACCAAACACTGGTCAGTCAGTACCAGCATGAGTTTGGCTGGGACAAGACTGTGGGGCAGACCACAACCTCTGTGGAAAGCTCGTTCACCTCCTGCAACTTCGGTATTGCAGTCGGTACCCCCTTTGAGGATGCTCCCAAGGCCATAGACGCCATGACCCGGTTGCAGCGCGTAGAGCAAGATTTCAACCAGGTTGGCGATATCGCCATGGATGTGCTGGGCCGATCATTCGCGCAAGATGCCAGTGTGACGCTGAACACCTACACACTCACCCCGACGAGCTCTTTTCAGGATACAGTCGACCAAGCGCGTATTCTCAAGTTGAAATTCACCTCCAACTCGCTTGGGGGATACTACGAACAAGGGCAAATAATGATCAAGGTGTCACCTGGTGATGAGCGGTCTACAAAATGATAGCTGAAACATCACTTCTACCTGACCCCAGCGGGCTTGAATTTGTGCAGTGGGGCGCAGTGGTTGCCGAACAATTAGCAACCTACGGCGTCGCAATGCCTTATAATAATGATAGTTGGAAAACGTGGGTATGCGCGCTGTTTTATGTGCCTGAACTCGTTTCGATGAATATTCCCTCTGCAGATCATTTTGACGATTGGCGGGACTGGGCGAATCAATTTATTGGATCAGTGAGGTAAGCAATGGCAGACTACTACCCCGAATCAGAAGGCTTCGCCTCCGACTTTGACAACTACACCCCTGAAGACTTTGCGCTAGCGCAGTTCGATGCTGAGCAAGCCAGTCAGCCGTCTTTCGCTATCGATGGTACAGGTTGGGACGGCATCGGTCCATTTGTCTATGAACCTAAATACGACGAGAAGAACCCATTCGACCTTGGTCTTAGTGTACCCAAAGGTGACGGCCCCCCTAATAGCCTAACCATTGATCCGGGCACTATGAGCACGCTCAAGGAGGTTGCCAAAACGCTTGGGCTGACTAAGCCTGGCAGCAATGACTATGACTGGGCCAAACTGCTCGGCTTAGGCGCTGCTGGGCTGACTGCTTACGACACGCTCAACCGCAAGGAGGTGCCAGTAAAAACTGTCCGGCAGCTTGCTGCCTCGCTCCCAAGCAACACTCCCACAGGCCCACTGGCCTCCACAATGCTGGCTGGAAACCAACTCTCCCGACAAGCCTCTGCTGACATGCCCAGCCCTATTCGCCCTGGCGTTCGCGGCTACGCTGAAGGTGGAGAAGTTTATGGCCCGCTCAGTCAAACTGTGGAGCAGACTGTCGGTCTGGTACAAGGTGCAGGCGGTGGACAAGATGACATGGTTGAAGCAAGGTTGTCTCCCGGAGAATACGTCTTCGACGCTGAGTCCGTCTCAATGTTGGGTGATGGTGACAACGCCGCTGGGGCGCGTAAGCTAGATGAGCTCCGAGCGGCCATGCGCGCGCATAAACGCTCAGCACCACCTGACGAAATTGCCCCAAAATCAGAAGGTCCACTTAGCTATATGACAGGAGGCCTCAATGGCTGATTTAACATCCGGCACTCAAGCTGCGCCACTTGACTCCAACAGCGCTACCAACCGAGACCTGCCAGCTTGGTATCAGCAGTACACGGCTAATCTAGGGGGCCAGGCCGCAAGTCTGGCCCAGAACTTGAACCAGCAGGCTTTACCTTACGCCAGTGTGGCTGGTTTCAACCCAGCGCAGCAGCAAGCGTTCTCTCAAGTCATGGGTCAGCAGGGCCAGGCTGGGCAAAGCGTACAGCAGGCCAAGGGGCTGTTAGGCGAGATAGCCCCCACATCAGCCGCGATGGTAGATTACGCGCAAGGAGCCGTTGGTGCTCCAGCTATGGAGACCGGTACAGCCATTCAGCCGTGGGCGCAAGGAGCTCAGGATGCCGCCTCGGGCAGCGCCCAGGAATGGACGAACAACTACCAGAAGTACATGAGTCCGTACACCTCACAGGTTGTGGACAATATTGCGCGACTGGGCAAACGTAACTTCGAAGACAACATCATGCCGGGTGTCAATAGTTCCATGATCGGGTCGGGCCAATTCGGTTCCACTCGCAATGCCGACATCCTGAGCCGCGCCGGGGTCAACGCCGCCAATGACATCACCGGGCAGCAAAGCAATGCACTGCAGGCTGGCTACCAAAGTGGTGCTGGCATCTTCGCGCAAGACGCTAGCCGAGCCCAACAGCAGCAACAGCTCCAAGCTCAGACAGCCCTGGCTGGCGGCAACCTGATGCAAGGTGCCTTGAGCGCAGATGCCGGGCGTATGCAGCAGCAAGGGCAGATCCAGGCGCAGACGGCACTGTCAGGCGCGGGCGCAGCTACCAGTGCTTTGAACACTGCCGCCACTGGAATGGGCGCGCTGAGTCAGATAGGTCAGAGCGTGGCCAACACCGACACGCAGTCGCTGCTCAACGTCGGCAACCAACAGCAAGCGCTCCAGCAAAAGGGTTACGACACTGCGCTGGCCAATGCCAACCTTGCGCGTACAGACCCCTGGACACAGCTCAGGAACCAGCAGGACATCATGCAGGGCATTCAACTACCCACTTTGACGACGACTGCCACCAGCGGAGCATCTGGCACGTACGGGCCAAGCGCGCTGACAGGGGCACTAGGTGCCTACTACTTGGCTCAGGGCCTGAACGCCGACGGAACGAAACCAAAATAAGGAACCATGATGGCTCTATCAAGCGCATTCTCCACACAAGCGCAGATGCTATCACCTGCGCAACTAGCCCTGATTGAAGAGGACTACGCTAAGAATCCTAACACATCAGGCGGACCCCCCACGGTTCGGGTTGGTAGGAATGGTAAAGAGACAACTGGGCCTCTTTATGCGAATGACCGAACCAATATATCTGAGACCCTCCCAGCCGACCCTACAGATGAACAGTTTGTCGGGTTTATGGGTATGCCACCTGCGGCGGCAATGCTAGACAAGGCTGGTGCATTAAGTCGCACCCAACCGGTCTCTGAAAACACCGCTGACGTTGGCGCGCTGAGCAAGACAGCTACCCCTCGCCCAGCACCGCCTGACATTGCAGAGATGCTCCGGCAGTACATGCCACAGGACGATTCACAATCTAGGTACCTCGCGCTGGCCCAGGGTCTGCTAGCCCCCACTAAGACGGGTTCATTCGGGGAACAGCTATCTAATGTGGCTGGAGCCATGCAGCAACAGAAGGTTGACCAAGAGAAAACTCGCGCACAATACGTTCCGCTGATCATGCAACAAGTGGCCGCGCAACAGGCTCGTGAGGAGCAAAATCAGTATCGCTTGGAGGCCCAGCAACAGGCCCAGCAAGCGGCTAAGTTGGCAGCGTTGCAACAACAGCAGGCGCGGATAGATCAGGCGGCTCTTGACCGTCAGGCACAAGCGGAACGCAGTGCAGCTGACAGGGCCTCAAGGGAGACCATTGCCTCGAACCACAACGAGCTGATGACGACGCTTAAAGGTCCCAGTGTTGCTGCCGGCAAGCCACTTCCACCTGTGGCTGTGAAAATGCAGAACGACGACCTGGAGGTTATTGGCACCTTCTCAGGTCTAGATGCAGACTTGCAGGGGTTGCAAAAGCAAATCGAGGACGGTAAATTGTCTTTCGGGCTATTCAACAATCTAGCAAATTCCGCTCGGAATTACACAGGCAATTCCACAGAGGAGAGCCGCAATCTTGCCTCCTTCAAGACCAAGCTCGAGAATATGCGCAACTCGGTCTTGTTGCTCAACAAGGGTGTTCAGACCGAGGGTGACGCACAGCGGGCAATGAATGAGATCATAGCCAACATAAACGACAAGGAACTGGTTAAGCAGCGATTGGCTGAAATCAGGGCTTTGAATGCTAGGGCCGTCCAGCTCAAGAAAGCCAATATCGACCTTCTGCGCGACAACTATGGCCACCCGCCGCTCGACTTCAGCAAGTACGATGTACTTCCTCCGGCTGTGGGTGATAACAAACCTGTGGCACCAGCTAAGCCTACCGGTGACCTCCTGTCCCAGGCTGACGCAATTCTGAAAGGTGGTAAGTAATGGCAACTGCAGAAGATTACGCCAAGTGGATTGTGTCTAATGCTGACAAGCGCGGAACACCAGAGTTTGAAACGGTGTCCCAGGCATACCAGGCTTTGCGCTCGGCTCCAGCACCTAAGGCACCTGAAGCGAAGAAAGTCGCACCTCCTGAGGAGGGAATCGGTATGTCGGCACTAATCGGGGCGGGGAGAACATTCGACCGTGTGGGCAAAGGTATGCAGCAGCTCTACTATGGGGCCACAGGAGATAAAGCGGCTCAGGCTGACTTGAAGGCGCGCGCTGATGAGGAAGACCGCCTATACAAGCCACTGCAAGAGGCTCGCCCGTTTGCCACAGGGTTAGGGGAAGCACTCCCGTCAATGGTGATACCGGCTGGCGGGGCAACCACACTCCTCGGCAATATGGGCCGCATGGCCTTAGCCGCTGGGGCACCTATCGCACTTGAGTATGGCAGCGCTAAGGAGCGAGCTACCAGGGCAGCACAGGCCGCTGGAGGGGCAGCAGCGGTTCCCCTTGGCCTAACTGGGTTAGGGGCCACGTACAAGACGGCAAAAGCCTTTGTGGAGCCCCTGTACGAGAAAGGTCGAGAATCCATCACCGGGCGGATACTGAACCGCGTGGCCGGGGACGACGCGCCAGCCGCACTTGCTAAGATAAAGGCAGCGACACCCCTTGTCCCAGGGTCTAGCCCCACTGTGGGGCAAGTCGCTGAGAATGGGGGCTTAGCAGCCTTTGAACGCATGGCTCGACAGGCCGACCCAGCAGCGTATACCCTCCGGGACATGGAGCAAGCCGGTGCTAGGGTGTCCGCCTTGCGGGATATAGCTGGTGACGACTTGAAAATTGCAGCCCTGGAAAAGCTGCGCAAGGATGTCACAGCCCCAAGCTATGCACAGTCCACAAATGCGGTTTATACGGTTGACCCAGGACTGCAGAAGCTGCTGGACCGCCCACTGGCCAAGAAAGCACTGACCCGTGCGCAGACTATTGCCGAGAACGATAGCCGTCCTTTTGGGATCACGACCACCTCTAATGCTCCATTTAGTGGGGCTGGAGGGGCTCAAGCCACAACCACTAACCGGATCAGCGGCCAAGGCGTACAGGACCTCAAAATGGCCCTCGACGACATGCTTAAAGACCCAACCTCGGGGATTGTGGGCAAAGAGGCCAAGCAGGTTAAAAACACCCGTGGAGAGCTAATCGGGTGGATGGAGGATGTCAACCCTGAATTTAAGGTTGCACGGGAGACCTATGCCAACATGTCTCAGCCTATCAACCAGATGCAGATAGGCCAGGAGTTGATAAACAAACTGCAGCCAGCCTTGGCTGACTATGGCGCACTTGGCCGCGAGACGGGGGCTACCTTTGCAAAGCAGTTGCGAGATTCCGATGCCATGGTCAGGAAGGCCACAGAGTTCAAGGGAGTTAAGAGTCTTGAGGATGTGATGGGACCACAGAAGATGGGAGCCCTGACGGCAATCGCTGAGGACCTAGCCCGGAAAAGCAATGCTCAGACCCTGGGTAGTGGTGTTAATTCGGACACCTTCCAGAAGCTGGCCATGAATAATATCGCCAGCCAATCAGGCATGCCGAGTGTGGTAAGCGGATTGCTGGAAACTCCAGGCATCTCCAGGGGCATGAAGTGGGTCTACCGCGATACTGACGCTAAGATGCAGAAAGCCATCGCAGAGGCTATGCTGGATCCTGCCAAGGCAGCTAAGCTGATGGAGGGTTCCCCGTCCCTCATGGCGAAGCACCCGGACCTGGCAAAAGCCCTAACGCAATCGATGTACCGTGCGGGGCTTGCTGGGGCGCTTTCGCTTAGCCAGGGCTCCCAGTAATCTTCGCACAGTTCTGTTTGCGAGATACCAAAACACGGGGGAGATCACCCCGACCACTAATAAGGTTCCAATCAGTCGCTCCAGGCTCATGGCCGAACCGCGTTGATGACCCAAATAGCCGCCTGTGCAGCCATCGTCAATATGGCCAGTAGGAAGCAAAATATTGGTGATAGTACGCGGGACAGGAAGATGGCAATCAGCAGGGTGAAAAATAGGTTGATGCTCATTTTCCACTCTTTTCAAATATCTGCATCTTGACCATCTCAATAGCTCCGATCATCTCCATGTTGGAGTCAAGCTTAGAGCCCATAAAGTATGCCTGTTTGTCCTGGAACCCGACAACGTAGACTTGGTCGAAGTGACGGTCGATAGCTTCTTGTAGAACCCCTTGAACGCCATTTCGGTCGAGTGGTATTGGCTTGACTATTTTCATTTCCCACTCTCAACTTTCATTCCGTTACACCACTGCTCTACAAACTCCTTCCCGCACGTAGAGCAACGCATGCGGTACGTCGTTGTGTTCAGGTCGGGGTTCACATTGTTGCCGTAGCCGTCATAGATTGGCGGATAGTAGGCCATCGTCGTCATTGATGGGCCGCATTCAGTTATGCGACACTTGCCTGGGTTATCACACGTCATTTTGAAGCTTCCTTAACTTTATGTTTATGCCGGATGGCGTTCTTGGCAGCATGGATTGCATCCTCAAGTTGTTTGATCGTGCAGTTCTCGAGCTGCGCGTCGTGGATTTCCAGTGCGAGGTTCAGCGCGGTAATCTCAGCCGCGCGCATGACAAAGTTGCCGCTGCGCATGGTCAGGTCGTGCAGTGCTGCGCGTGCAGCGGCCAGCTCGGGGAGCCAGTCTCTGCCAAGGTTGTGCTTGGCCAGTGCCTCGGCTGTGGTCAGCATGTGCCCGAGAGCCACGATGTCAGTACCAGTGCCTTTGCCTTTCACCAGCGAGTCCATTGCTCCGTGGTTGGCTACCTTTACGCGGGTCACTGTCTCGGCGGCGGCTGTTACTGGTAGGTTCCCTGTGAGGATATAGAGCAGATTGTTGTTCAGTGCGTGGCGTGGGCGGTAGGAGCTACGTTTTCTCATTTCAACTCCTTAATTCTGTCCCGGCACAGCAATGCGCTCACTTCGCCGTAGTTGATCCGATCTTCACAAATCTTCAGTGCTTCCTCAAGTGCAGCTTTTCTGCACAGCGCTCCGTAGTCGCGCATCAGCTTGTGGACATCGGCCTCAGTCGCGGTAAACACCAATGGCAGGGGTTGCAGTGGTGGCAAGTGTGCTGTCATTGCCCATTCAACAAGTGGCGGAACGCTGTTAACCTCGCGTCCAGATTGGTCTCGCGGCACGTATGCTTCGTTTGGTTTTAGCTTGTAGGTCATGCTATGCATCCCAGTGTTTCGGCTCAGTGTTTGCGGTTATCACGAATGTTGGGTGGATCGTCACCATCCGTAGGCCCACCCCTTGTCATTCAGCCTGTTTTCGAGTTGCGCTACCAACTCGGTGACGTCGGCGCGGCTTGCGCACAGGTTGAAAGCGCCGTTAATCTCGCGCTTTGTTGTGGCGTGTTCAATTACTAGTTTCATGATTCCCCCAGTGCAGCGCGTGCTGCGTCAAGGCCAATTTCGATCTTGGCGTCCTCTTGCTCTGTTGAGTTTTCGATGCAGCCCCAAGCGTATTGAAGCGATGACAAACACAAAGCCAAAGCAGCTCGCAGCCGTGCGTTCTCGGCCTCCAACATTCCTGCGGCATTGTTTGCCGATTCGATTGTGGTGTCATTTGTAAGCAAAGCTGATTTCAGCCGTGCGTTCTCTCTGCGCAGTTCGTCAATCTCGGCTTGCTTAAACTGCGCAAGATGTAGTGACGTGACTACGGTGTCATCAGATAGCGACTCGGCCCTCTCGGCCCATGTTTTGATGTTCATATCGACTCCGTCCAGTGTGGTTTTCCGGTGCTCATTTCAATAGTCCAGTCTTTCAAGTTCAAAGTCCGATTTGCAGTGAGGACATTCAATGAGCCAACCAACCAAATCGGCCCATTTGTTGGTGAACACTCTGGCAGAAATGCTGTTATCTCCAGCGTCTGATTCAAGTGCCACTAAGTCAACACTCTCGTTGCAGTGTGGGCAATCGACATTGATTTCATACTCTAGGTATGCGATTGCTTGCTTCACATCAACCTCCCAATTTCAGCCGCTACAGCCACAGATGCGGCCCTGCGTGCTGCGTTCTTGTCGCCTGCGTGGTCTTTGAAATACTCGACAACCGGCGCAACATCGCAGGCAAGTGCGTCTACGCGGTCAAAGAACCACGTCAATTCAATCCCCAAAGCAGCCTCCATGCGTGCGCAGTCGCCGTCATCTTTGAGTGGGTTCCAGTCCGTTGCGGAAATCATGCCTTGGCATTCGTAAGGGATAGTTGGTCGGTTAATTCTGTTTTGGATCGTTCCGTCTGATTCCCATTGCAGTTCGTATCCGCACGCCCTAGCCGCAAGTTCGAGTTGTTTGCGTTCTGTGCTCATGGCTTAACCCTTTCACATTTAAATGTTTTGTCACCTACATAAAACGCGCCAAGACGTTCGCATTCGGTCACCACTTCACCGTGAGCAGTGATCCAACCAATTGCGAAAATCGA